GTCCCTTTGTTGCTAAGGTCTTCATGATCCCCACTTGTAGCTACTGTTGCTAAAGTAGGTTTATTTTTAATAAAATCATCCTGCCCAGAACTTGCCTGATTCCAGTCTGGTTGTACATTAACTTCCGCACCAGCTTCTATTGCATCAAGTTTTATCTTATCTGTTATTGTAAAATGCTTCTTAGTCGCACTTTCGATAATATTATCAAGATCATCATTTGTTTTGTTGAAGTACGCTGTTAAATCAACGTCATTGAGCTTGACATATATAGTTCCACTCCAACGATAAGTTAAATTAGTATCTAAAGCCACATATACTTTGCCCGTCTCTCCAGTTATAGGAAAATTAGCGGAAGTTGCATATTCCAAAATATCATCTACATAACTTGGTAATTGAGAAGCTGGAACTTTGCTAGCACCGTCTAATTCCGCATAACCGTTTGCTTGTCCTTTTTCCGATATATTTTGCTTTGAATCAATGCTTGCTTGTAAATTTATAACTGTTGCAATGGCTTGAGTTCCTGTATGGTTCGTTCTTGATCTATCGTTTGTTGCATTGTCGGCAAATTTGGTATCCAATACTGATTTAATATATATATCTACAATATTGGACTTTAAATCCAAACTATCTTTAACCAATTTTTCTGTTGGATATTTTACATCATCAGGAGTAGCTTGAAAAGCTAAAACTTTATTAGACAATAATTCATTAAGTGCAATTTTGTCATCCAGTTTTTTCAAAGTATCACCGCCTACGGCAACTCCACTTCTTAATGTTGAAAGTAAATCAGCTAATCCATCGCTCAGAGCTTTTTCAGTAGTTGCTAAGACTTGGCTATTTGTGTTAAACGAATTTGATAATTTAGTTACACCTTTAACAAGAGTTGTTGCGTCAATGGCAGTTATGATTCTATTAGCATTTAAGTCGCCACCGCCAGTCAATCCGTTACTTCCTGTAATTGTGATTGTATTAAGGGCTTTTGCTATGACTAAATTATACAATTTATTTAATGTATCGCCATCCGCAACTACACCTTCCAACAAAGCATCTCTAGTGGCTAAGATAAAGGTTTTTACAGCAAGTTTAGTTGAATATTTTACATTATCAGCTGTAGTAAATGTTGAATCTATATCTTTATTAGATAAGGACTCTTTTAGATCTAGTTGAGCATTAATTTCTGCCGAACTTAAAACACCTAGGTTGACTATTGCTGCCGTAGTGTCAGAAATATCGCTTAAATTATTAAGTGCCTGTAAACTTCCAGGCACACTCAAGCTACCAGAATCAACCCAAGCGGGGGTTACTATTACCGCATCCCAAAACCAATAAGTGTTTGTAAACGTAATTAAGGCATATTCTCCTGCTAAGGCAGTTGGAATAGCAGTATTTAGTGCTGTTTCCGTAGCATATACTCCTTTATCTTTCGTATTTCCGCTTGATATACCCCATCTTGAAGTAATTGTGTTGAAGTAAATCAAAGTTCCAGCAGGAGAGTCTGTAATATCATCTATTGTCCCAGTAAATGCACTCGATAAAACAAAAGTATTTGGAGAGGCTGGTTGTCCTGTGATTATTTTAGTTGGCTCTAACGCAGGATTCCATGTTCCTATTCCGCCGCCTGTTCCAGATCTAGTTCCCATTTTTAATTTAAAATTATATTATTAACTTCTTCAATAGTTGAAGATATGCTTACTTTTTTGATAAGCTCAGCCTCTTTAAAGTATGCTTGGCTTCTTTTTTTATCTATTAAATCCATCAATGATAAAAGTTCTGTTTTTGTTAGATCAATAAGAACTCCTTTATAATCTATCCAACTTTTAGTCATCATATTAAGCTTAGTAGAGGCAATAACTAAATCATTACTTGTCGACTCTCTATCGGCAGAACATGCTTCAATCTCTCTTAATGCTTCCTTAATGATCTGATTTTTAACTAATGTAAATTCATTTAAATTACTAACTGCCATTGTTATTTAATTTCAATTTTATTTAAGGTTGTTATTGTTTTTGTCGCATTAATTTTTTTAACTAGCAACCTGTAATCAATCCAAGCTTCATTAAATTGAGTCTCAATCGCCGCAATCCATCTACCAATAATATTTTTTGTTAGCTTAACTAATATATCATCTTCTAATCCAAATTCCGCCAATATATTACCTTGTTCAAGGTTTTTTGCATATCTCTCTAGAACCATAAAAGTTTCTGCAATGTTGTTAGTTTTAAGGATTCCTTCTGTTAAAACATAATTAGCTAAATTATTATTTCTTTTTTGTTTAGCTTCATTAATTTTAGCTATCTTTATTTTAGTAAATTCAAAAGACTTTATTTCTTCTGATGTAGCTTCAATAAATTGATCTCTGATATTTTTACTAAGTTGTAAATACTCTCCTGCTTGCTCTGTTATTTCAGATGTTATTTTGTTTTTTATATATGCCATAATTTTATTTATAAATATTCAATCCAACCGTCTAAATCTAAATCAACTGTTGATGAGCCGCTGCCCGAAACATAACCATGCTGTATATCGGAACTTGAGCCACATAATATAGGAAAAGAAGGGCTTATTGATGATCTGGCACTAACTATGTTGCCGATAGTTCCACATATAACTTGCCCACCTTCTAATTTTGAGTTTACAGAATACCAGCTATAAGCCCCACTATGACCCATAGCACCAGATAATAGTACGAAGGTATTAGGTGGGCAATCTAGTGATAAGTCGGTTCCTGCTGCGGGTGATACTGCTGCAAATGTTGTCAACAATGTGCTATAAATAAATCGGTAACCCTCTTGGAAAAAGGTGTAGTTTCCAGGTCGTATATTAGCTGATCCATCTGTTTGCAAAGCTGCTATTTTTCTCTTTTTAGTATATCCACTTGGCAAAGTAGGAGAGGATGAGGAGGTGGAAAATAAAAAATCTGCTGTTAAGGTTGTTGGATTCCATATTGTAAAACAATGATAAGTTGTGTCCGTTGCGACTGTTCCAATATCTAATCCTCCTTGATTTGTTCCAGCTACCCAAGTTGCATCAAGTTGTTTTGTTAATGCTGTTGCTATTGCTTGCCCTGTCCCATCATCAAATTGAAAATTTCCTACTGAAAAATCTATATCACGAGCTGGGTCTGTTGCATTGTTGGCTATAGTAATTGGATCTGGTAATAAAGAAGTGCCACTAATTGATTTAGTTGCTCCTTTTATAAAATTAACTCTAAAAGAAGGGGTGCTTGACTCATAAACTAACTCCGCAGTGCTTCCTATAATAAAATCACCAGAGGCCATATCAGTACCTTCTTTTGTCTTCACAGGAATATCTGCCAAAGTTCCTATTTTAATCAATACCGCCCCAGTGTTATTCGCAGGAATGACAAATCTTACTTTTTGACCATCAATGTAAGAAGGTGGATAAACCGACAAAGATGAAGTAAGTGTATATGTATTATTAAGGAATTGTGCTGTGTAAAAATCTCCTTTAGCAGCGAATATTGCAATAGACTCGGCTAGTTGTCCAAGATTAGTATCGCTAGAAATTATATTAGCTTTATCTAAGATATTTCTAAGTTCCGTTTTATTTTTGTTAAAATCGGCAGCAGGAAGTGTGCTAAGTCCATCTACTTTGTTATTATCAAATTTTCCCATTTTATTTATTTCTTAAATTTTTATACGTTACTTACTACATAAACTATACAATTAGCAGGTTTAACTTTGTTAAATAATTTTATCAAAATACCAATTTTATTCGTTCCAAATTCTAATGGAAAAGCCAAAGGAAATGACCCTTCTATTTTTTGATCCTTAAAATCTAATATTATCGTATGTTTTAAAGCTTTTGGTGTTCCAAAAATCAATGGAAACTTAATTGGAAATGAACCTCTATCCCAACCATTCGTAATTTCAACATCTACTCCAAACATTAAAGCTAAAGCCTCAAAATCCTCCTCAGTTGATATTCCTGTGGAGGCTACTTTAAAAAGAAGATTCTCTCTTCGCTCTTCAAGAGTGCCTTCTCCTGAAAAAATATCATCTGGTATTCCATAGTCCCTCTCATGATTACTAATCAAAGTATCGCACAAAGATGGAAACATATTCTTTCTTAAATCTTCTATTTTTGCTCTTATTAAGAGAAATTCTACACTAATTCCCTTTAAAAGCGCACGAAGATTAGATCCTTCTATTGCCGCCGCCTCAACCAAATCATTATTTGGTAAATATTGAGATAATATAGTAGTTTGCTCTTCTAATGTTATATTATACATAATTTACGCTCCCTAATGTTCCTAATTTCCCAGTTCCGACAACAATATCACCAGAAGGAGAGGTTAGCGAATAAGAAGCAACTTTATTACCATTAGAATCTATTGAATTATCTATAATGGATTTATACTCACTTTCTAATATATTAGTTTCTAAGTTAACTTGCTCAGATTTAAAAAAATTAGTAAGATTAGTTTTTACCGCCTCCTTTAAAAGACTATTATTCGGCAAAATATAGTCAAAATTAAAATCCGTACTTACTGCTGTTGGAGATAATACATAAACTAAACTTCTATCTATATTAGCAGGTTTAATAGCATCAGCCCCATCACATAATTTTGCCTTTACTTGCTCTAAATATAAATAACTTGGTATTATATTAATATCTCCATCTCTAATTAAATAAATTTCAACATCACCTACTTCTGGTGTAGCTTCTTTTACCCAAATACGAGTAAATCCGCTTAATTCATTTTTTATAAATATCTTTATAGTTTCTACGGAGAAGTTTCCACCATAAGAGGCTTTTTTTTCTAATCCCCTTTTTCTCCAAACCTCTAAATCTTCCAAATCTATTGCCCCAGCAAGTCCATCGCTTCCGCAATAAACTGAATTATCGACATTAATAATTGGATTTACCAACTCTAAAGCTACTCCCGATCCTTTATTTTTATCAGCTCCAAATCCATCTGAATCAACATTGGTAAAAGCCGTACTGGCACTAGCTATAAATGTTCCAGTCGGGTTTGCTGAGGGGATAGACGGCAATATATAAGTGAAATTTTCGTTATCAACAAGGGTAATAACAAAGCTACCATTAAATAAAACATCATCAGACCCAGAAATGGTTATAGTTTGTCCATTATAGAACTTATTAACTCCATTAGTCTTAGCAGAAGCGACAACTCCACTATAAGTTAGTGTTAATAAACTCGTGGATTGATCTGATATAGTCGCTTCTGATTTAGTCGTATATTCATTTCCAGACGCATCTGTTAAACTAGTACCCACAGGAATAACTGATCCGTTAGTGCCTGTGAATATTACCTCTCCGCTTGACCTTTTGGCAATCTTCCTATTTATATTTAATTCCTTGTTGTGGATAGGAACTCCGTCTTCGTCAGCAGAATAGAGGAATGCTTGTTTTGTTGCGTAATCTATATAATTATTATTATCTTCTACTCCTAGTGTTACTGAGGAACTTAATATATCAAAAGCATTTCCTTTTATACTAGGATCTATCTTTTTTGTTGAATTGGACTGATTAGCATTCCATTGCGAGCTTATGTTGTTCTTTACTCTTTTTATGTTTTCAGATAAAGATTCTCTCACTTTAATATATCAAAATACTGTTCACTATCATTATTTCTTGTGATAGTAATATTAATTAATAATTTATTTCCAGTTGAAATTGTAACTGCAACTGCAACTTTTTTTACTATCCCTTTTTCCAATAACCAATTTAATGATTCTGCGATCAAACTTTGATACAATCCTAAATCATCTTCATTATTAGAACTTTGTTTTGCATATATCCACACATCACTTCCTACAACCTCTCCATTTAATTCACTTAAAAAATGACCTCTTCTATTAAGAGGGTTAGATATTAAAGAGTTTTCAGCTCTATTTTCTCCTAAAACATTAAGCAATATAGAAGTATCTATATCATAAGTTAAAGCAAAATCTCCGTTCTCTGCATCAATATCGTAATATCCTTTTTCCTTATTGAATTTTAAGTCCATACCTGTTGCTTAATATATTTAATATATATAATATGATTGATATAAAAAATCAAGTCAAGTAATAATATGATTATAGGATATATACAAAAAATAAATTCAGATAATAAAACAGCAACAGTCAAAGCGGAAGGGGTTACCTATCACGATGTAATTTTAATCTATACAGGATCAGTATTCAGTAAAAGGTTAGAGGATAATGTAATTATACTATTTCCTATAAATGAAAGTAGAGACAATATTGTTGGTATAATTGGAAGCAAGCAGGATATAGAAGAGCTTAAAAATAATGAAGTTATTATAAAAATACTTAATTCATTCATAAAAATTAGCGAGGACTTAACTATCAAGCACAACGAGTCTTCAATAATTATAAAAAAGAACGGAGATATAGAGATAAAAGGAGGACAAATTAAAATCGGAGACGGAGCCGCTTTAGCCCTCAATCAAGACTCTAGTATGCAAGTTACTATTGCAGGAGGAAGTAGTGCTGGAGTCTATCCTGTTCAGATAAATAATGCAGGTCAAACTAAGCTTCTTATTTAATCTATTGCAGAAATTTTTTCTACTATATTATCAAAATAATATCCCACCCTAGAAGCAATTCCCTTTGTTTTAACTTCTTTAACTGGCTTTCTGTTTGAATAAGTCCCTAAGTATATTAAGTCTAAATGAGTTATCATTCCCTTTTTTTCATCTAAAACTTTATCAGTAAAGTTTATTAACATTTCCTCTCCTTCAAAATCAATCTTTTTTCCTATTTCATATAACTTTCCATAAGAACTATAAAAGCCACTAACAGTGAGTCTAACGCTACTAGATTTTCCTTTATTCATGTTCATCATCCAATTAGCATACTTAGTCACATATTCTGTATTTGAGGAGTCTTTAAAATAAAGTATCTTCTTTTTTTTAACTGATATATCTTTATCAAATACCACTATTTGTTGGTTAAGTTCTTTTTTTACAGAATCATCAGCCTTTGTGCCGTAAAACATCTCTTTAATACTAGAAGTTTGGCTATTAACAATATACGCTCCGTACCTATTTTTGTGATTAATAGTTATATCACAAGAGAGAATATTAGTATCTTTGAAAGACTTATCTAAAGATAACTTGCCAATAGAGCCAGTATCGGGATCTTTATGAAGCACTAAATTACCACCTGCGTCAGAAATCACTAAAACTTGAAACTCCCTACAATATCTATCTATTACTGCGGCAATAGTCTCATTCTTTTTAACTATAAATTTCTTATTTTTAGAACTAAAAGTCTCGCCAGTTTTATTTATCACCCCCACATTCTCAAAGCCATTCTGCTTCAACATTCCCTTTATAAAGCTAACAAAGTTTTTATTAGCATAAGAATCTTTTCCATCACTCATTTCAGCAGAAATAACTTTAAAAAGACCTAAATAGTCATAAAAAGGTATGCTTGTTATTAAGTCAGAACTTCTCACAGAACAAGAAAAACCCTCAGCAAATCCTTTGAAAATTCTATTCTCATCAATAAAAGCTTCTGTTGCTATACTATAATTTCCTAATAAATATTTCAAAGATGGTTTATCGACAGTAATATTCATTTGCTTACCAAAGGATGTTAAGCTCTCTTTAATACTGATAGATTGAGGCTTATAAAACTTCCCTCCTATTTTTAATCTAACTTGTACCATAAGATAATATTTTTATTTTTCCTTTTACCCTAGATGTATCTGTTAAGTTATTTAAAGATATTATCTGATCTTGATATATTAACTTACCATATAATAGGTAACAAAGAACAGTTAAGGGGGTTGAATTTATTTCAATCTCTATCACTTTAGGCAGTGAAATTTCTAGGTTTTTAATAAGTAGGTCAAATTGTGTTTTTACCCCTATTAATCCATTAAGAATCTCTTTATTAGATATGGTATTTATAGCATTATTAAATCCTATATTTATCTTATCTGTATTTGCTTTTATCTCTTCTTGAGAGGTGTAGGATATTTTAAGGCACAAATCCATACCTGTACCTAGTGCCACAGAAGTAATTGCATTATTAAGGAGATCAGCATTAGAAAGAACTTCATCATTATTAACGCCTAATTTATCAAGAGTATAGTCGTATAAACCTACAACTGAATCAAAAACATCTTGAATTTTATCATCAAATTTACCTATTTTTGAAAATATAGTTTGGACTTTTTCGAATAAGACTATTGGAGAATTTATTAATGTTTCCGCATCTGTTGCCACCTTTCCTACTGAGTCAGTCAACTCACTTAAATCATCACTATAATTAGTAATTTTACTGGTAATAGAGTTCATTTTATAACTAAATTTCTTTACTAAAGAAGTTAGTTTTTTAAATGAATAAGCAGTAGATGGTTTTACCCATTCTTTTTCAGCTATCTCTACAACTTTTCCCTTTACAGTATCCTCAGTATTTTCAATTACAGCGTCTTCCACATTCCCAATTAATGCTTCTTTTTTTGCATCATAATCTATTTCTGAAATACTATCTCTTGCAACCGATGGGCGTACTTTTGTGAATTCTATTTTAAAAAGATAAAGACCTACACTTTTATAATGATCTATGCTTCTAGTAAATGAATTAACTACAACTTCAATTATTCCAAGCTTAGGTAAGTAGATTTTTGAAGAAAGATATTGTTGGCTAGATATATTTAATATATCTTTAAGAGAGTTACTCTCAGCTTCACTATAAACTTGAACGGACACATTAAATGTTGTTGCGTAAATCCCCAATTTACTATGCTCCACTTTGTCAGAAAATGGTTTTTCATAGATAATATTTTTAAATCTAGTTGAATCCTCAGAAGAGCGACTATCAAACTCAACTTTTTTTCTATTATTTACTATATAAGAATTATAAGTCATATTAAGCTAAGTTATATGATCCATTAAAGCTACTTATGAAGCTAGTTTTGATATTTTCACTAGATTCTACATCTACATAATTACTAGTTCCATTATTTATATTTACATTGATGTTACTATCTTTACCTTTAGGAGAAAATGAATCAACAACTCCAATACCTGTTTTTAAGATATTTATTACTGGATCTAATAATGGTTGTAAATTATATTTTTCAGAGAATTGATTAAGAGGATTTATTTGAGTTTTTAGATACCCAGAGGCTTGCTTCACCCCTCCTCCTATCATTAATGCTGTTTCCTTTGTAAGTTGCCCTGCTTTATCTATTCTATCACTTAAAGAGTCAAGGTACTGACTCATTTTCTTGAGTCCTATTACTGAACTAGCGACAGCGACAGTAAAGAGAGACATAGTAGCGATGATTGGGTTACTAATTACTGCGGCAGCTACAACTTTAAATGCTGTACCGAAAGACGCAATAATTCTCTTAAAGAGACTTGCTCCAATCATATGAGCCGCAAAAAGTCTAAACATAGACCGAAAAAAACCTATAATCACTAACCCCATAAATCCAACAAAAGCAACCCCTATATACTTAACTACAGTCCCGAACCAAGATGGTGCGTCTTTTAAAAACTCCCCAAAGCTTTTCATAGCTTTAGTAAGTCCCTCAAATGTGTCTTTAAGTTTATATTGTTTTGCCATTATCTTACCTAAAGCACCACCTGCAACAACGCTAGCTTGTGTAAATGTTCTCGCATGAAAGAACCAATGTTTTTTTAATTCTACAAGTTTAGCTTCCATTCTCTCCTTTATTTCTTCTGCTACCTTTATCATAATATTAGGTCCGATTAACCCTAATTTCATCATAGCATCAAAATTAGTACTAGTAATTTTTCCTTTTGAATGCTTTATAGCTGTATCTATTATTATCTTCTTCATCTCTGGAGCGACATCAGCAAACTGTCTGTTTAATTCTTCACCAGTAAGCTTACCTTTACCAAACACCTGCCCTACGGCTCTAAAAAAGTTATTTGTATCAGAACCATTCATACCCATAGATGTTGCGTATAAAGCAAATTGCTTGGACATATTTTTAGTCTCCTCAAAAGAAGCTGTTGAGGCAGAAAAAACCTTTACCACACCATCTTGCATTGCACTAATAGATGTTCCATATGCCATACCCCACTGCTCAACTTCATTCATAAGCTCTGAGCCTTTCACTTTGAATTTAGAAAATTTTTGTGCATAAGGTAATGCTGCAAAACTAGCTTTATCTTCATCTGCTACACCCATAGATTTGTAGTAGTTTGGCTTATCCATTATAGCAGAAAACCTCATCTTAGCTTCGAATCTTTTTCTCTCTAAATTCAACATTCCTCCAAAACCTAAAGCACCAGGTAAAACAACGCTAAATAACATATTTCTATAAGCGTGCATACCAGACCGAGCTTTAGATATGGATTCTCTACGCTCTATCTCATCTGAATCTACATAACTCCCCATACCTCTGCCACCTCTGCCACCTCTGCTACCTCTGCTACCTCTGCGGAAATAACTATCGCCTGAACTTCTGTAATCTCTACCACCTCCATTACCTATGCGAAAGTAACTATCACCTGATCTTACAGCTTGTAATTTTATAAGCTCATGCCTTAATGCTTTAGCTTTCGCTTCTACCAAGACAAAAGATTTTCCTAGATTAATCGTACTAGTAGTATTCTCAAGCATTCTCCTAGTCCAATCAGTCTTAACTTTAGCCGCCATTCTGAACGCTACCACCCTATTAGTCGCTAAAGCAAGAGATGTGGACATTTTACCAGAGCTATTGCTAACCGAGGCACTGGTATTACTAAATGTATCTTTTATCTTTGAATTGTTTTTTACAAAAGCTGATGCAGTGTTATTGTTTTTTGATGCAACACTACTAAGTGATCTACTTATGGATTCGTTGGTTTTTTGAACCCTCTTTTGCATAGCCTCAAGAGCAGGAGAAAGTTTATCTATGATTTCAAATAAATACTGGGTATGAAAAGTAGTCATCTTTGTTCTTTTTTCATTTGTTTCTCGATCATTTTATTTTCCTCTGATACCCATTTTGCTTTTTTATTGACATAAGATATAGGTTGATCTTCCCACCAATCCACGCCATTACTTCCTTTAAAATAGATGCACAATCTATTTACCGTGCCTTCTAAATTCTTTATTATTTCACAGACTCCTTCTTTGGCATCAAGGATTCTACCAAAAAACTGCCGAAGTATTTTGTGGTTATATTTACAATATCATTATATAATAAAATATTTACCTGTTGTCTATCAGTAGATAAATTATTTTCATCTTCAATGCTTTTTATATATTTCGACGGCAAGTTAATATTACAAGCCTCGTCTATGAAAATAAAATCTTTTACATATCTCATAAAGTAATCATAAAAAGGAATTAAATCCTTCTCTACATCTAGTAAGTTACTCATCGCCTCCATCATTCCAGTTAGCATCTCTTCTTCTGAGACTGGTTCTACTGGTTTTTCCTTCTTTTTCTTCTTTTCCTCTTCATTCTCTATTTTTCCTGCATTAAAAATATGTTGCATTTTTAAAGAGAGTGCTTGGTACTTATTTTTAAGAGTTTGTAGTTTAATTTGACCACTCATTCCTTTTAAACTAAGCTCTTTTAAATAAATTTCCTTAATGAAAGGTAATTCATCTTTATTACTACCAAAGTTTTCAAGTTCATTTTCTAATTTTAATAATACTATTGTCATTTTTTTATTTAATTAGTTTCCAGAAAGCTTAACATTAAGCATTTCTTCATCTTGCATATCTCCCACTGTAGTAACTTTAAAGTTATTATATGTTTCTCCTTTGTACTCCACTTTAAATGTGTTAGTAGTCCCATTTCTTTTACTATCAATAACACCTGCATCAGTTAAAGCTATTATCCCAGTTTCATCACTAGAAAGGACAACTTCAAATTCTATTGCAATAAGGTTTTTAGTGTAATCTGCTTTATGAGCAATAGAGCCATCAGAAAGAGTTTCACAAGTATGTTCAATCACAGCAGGAGTGCGTTTTGCTGAACTTGCTTTAATAGGTATAACTACTCCATTTATAGTAATTCCTTCACCGTTAGCCATTGTTAATTATATTTTAGGGTTAATAAATATATCAATTTCTCTTAACTGAGAAACAATATAAGATGATACTTCATTAGAGATCTTACCTTTAACAGTATTAATTACTAAGGACTTTTTAATTATTGCTTTAAAAGCAACTCTAGCTACATCACTATTAACAAGTAAGCTATAAGGAAGCTGTGCTAAAGTATCGTAATAAGAAAGCATCTTAGTCATGTATTCCGCCTCTCCAACTTGAAATTGATTAGTACTACTAGCTCCACTTGGGATTAAGGTATGCTGAGGAAAGTCACTTATTATTGATGAGTCCATAAACTCTCTAACCAAAGATAAAGTTAATCTTCTATTTAAGAATTTATAAGTTAAATCAGCCTCACCCTTAGAATTAGTTTTATATGTAGTAAAAACTGTGTTAAGCAGTAACAAGTTACTATTTTTATTATTATTT